AAACACGGCTATGCTATTGCGAGAACTTGGCTCTGGAATCGAAACAACCCCCGAAGAAGACGAAGAAGCTAAGCAGTTAATGGCACAAGTAGATGGGCAAGACCCGTCTAAAGAGGTTAAAAAAGCACAAAATGCCGTTGCGTCAACCCCAGGCATAGCATTAGCGTTAGGTGGGTACATCTCTCACTACGACCAACAAGTCATCGCCGACAAGATTCAGCTTCGGAACATTGCAATTAACCGGCTATTAGAGATGAGTCAGGACGACGACCAGAAAATAGCTATTAAAGCAGTCGAATTAATAGGAAAAGCGTCTGATTTGTTCACAGACCACCAAGAAATTACTATTACGCACAAAAATAGCGCTGAGCTGCAAGATGCGATTAGGGAAAAGATCCGTCTATTGCTCCAAATGAACACTATAGATGCCGAAACTACCTCAGAACGGCTAACAAAGTCGCTAGAAGAGCCTCAAGACGTCGAAATTAGAGAAGTTGACGAAGAATAATGGCTCAGTTAAGCGCTCAAGAGCTGCAGCAGCTTGAAAAAAACCTAGGAAGTCTCTCAGAAGCACAATTACGTGCTATATACGAGCAATTAGACGTTGCTGTAGAAATAAAAGCCAAAGAAAACTGCCAGGAAAACTTTATGGATTTTGTTCATAAGGTATGGCCAGACTTTATCGACGGCGCCCACCACAAAGAAATGGCTCAAGCCTTTGAAAGAGTAGCAAATGGAAAAATTAAACGACTTATTATTAATATGCCTCCTCGTCACACTAAGTCTGAGTTTGCATCCTATCTATTACCAGCGTGGTTTTTGGGCAAATTTCCTAAAAAGAAAGTTATTCAGACCTCTCACACAGCGGAGCTTGCGGTTGGCTTTGGACGTAAAGTCCGTAATCTTGTGGATTCCGACATTTATAAGTCTATCTTCCCGGGAGTTGGACTACAAAGTGACTCTAAAGCTGCTGGGCGCTGGGCAACAAACCAAGGGGGAGACTATTTTGCTATCGGTGTGGGAGGCGCAGTTACGGGTAAGGGCGCAGATATTCTCATTATTGACGACCCACATTCGGAACAAGAAGCAGCGCTAAGCGAGAACAATCCAGAGATTTACGACAAAACTTACGAGTGGTATACATCAGGTCCACGTCAGCGTCTACAACCAGGCGGTTCTATTATTATGGTTATGACTCGTTGGTCTAAGAAAGATCTGACGGGACAAGTATTAAAATCCGCTGCCCAAAGAAGCGGTGAAGAATGGGAAGTTATTGAATTTCCTGCAATTTTGCCTGATGATGGGCCCCTTTGGCCACAGTTTTGGAAGTTAGAAGAGTTATTAGCATTAAAGAATGAATTGCCTAATGGCAAGTGGATGGCGCAGTATATGCAGCAGCCAACCTCAGATGTGTCCGCTATTATTAAAAGAGAGTGGTGGAAAGTTTGGGAGCACGAAGATCCGCCGTATTGTGAGTTTATTATTCAATCGTGGGATACAGCGTTTTTAAAGACACAGCGTTCAGACTACTCTGCATGCACCACATGGGGCGTGTTCTACCGCCCAAACGATAGAGGTGTTGACGTAGCTAACATAATTTTGTTAAATTCCTTTAAAAGGCGCATGGAGTTTCCCGAATTAAAGCAAACTGCGTTCGAACACTACAAAGATTGGGAACCCGATTCTATAATTGTTGAAGCAAAAGCTTCTGGTGCGCCACTTGTATTTGAGCTACGAGCAATGGGGATTCCAGTCCAGGAGTATACTCCGAGCAAAGGTAATGATAAAATAGCCAGATTAAATGCTTGCGCAGATCTTTTTGCGTCTGGCAGAGTTTGGGTACCTGCAACAGCTTGGGCAGAAGAATTAGTAGAAGAGGTAGCAAGTTTTCCTTCGGGCGAGCACGACGATTTGGTGGACTCAATGTCCCAGGCTCTGCTTCGCTTTAGAAGGGGTGGTTTTGTGCAGTTAGACTCAGATGAGCCAGACGAGATTAAAGAATTTAAGTCTAAACGCAATCAGGGTTACTATAACGTATAGGTTAAAACATGGCAATAGATAAGTCACTTTCACAAGCCCCAATGGGTTTAGGCGCAATTAACATGGCAGACGTGGAGAACACTGAGCCGGACTTAGAGATCACAATTGAAGACCCAGAAAGCGTAGAGCTTGGTATTGATGGTAAACCCATCCTTAAAATAGAAAAAAGTGAAGACGAGGAAGGCTTTGATGATAACCTTGCCGAGTACCTATCAGATTCCGAACTAACATCAATTGCTAGTAACATTATTGGCGATGTTGAAGATGACATGGGCGCTAGAAAAGATTGGATGCAGACTTATGTAGATGGTTTGCAGCTTTTGGGTATGAAGATAGAGGATCGTATGGAACCATGGCCAGGTGCCTGTGGTGTGTACCACCCCCTACTTTCAGAAACCCTTGTGAAGTTCCAAGCAGAAACCATCATGGAGATTTTTCCAGCGCAAGGTCCTGTTAAGACACAAGTAGTAGGGAAAGAAACACCTGAGAAAAAACAAGCCGCCGAGCGGGTTGCAGATGACATGAACTACCAGCTCACTGAGAAGATGGAAGAGTTCCGCCCTGAGACCGAGCGCATGTTGTGGGGCTTAGGCTTATCAGGTAATGCGTTTAAGAAGGTCTACTATGACCCAAGCTTAGAGCGTCAAGTTAGTATGTTTGTGCCAGCTGAGGACTTAATTGTTCCTTACGGTGCATCAAGTTTAGAGCAAGCCCCTCGTGTAGCGCACGTCATGCGCAAGACCGAGAATGAAGTTCGCAAGCTACAAGTAGCAGGCTTTTGGTTAGATGTTGACCTTGGTGAGCCTGTAGACAGTTTTGATGAAGTAGAAAAGAAGATCGCCGAGAAGATGGGCTTTAGAGCCACTACGGATGATCGTTACAAAATCCTAGAAGTACAAGTTGACCTCGACCTAGAAGGGTATGAGGACAAAGACGAGAACGGCGAACCTACGGGTGTTGCCCTGCCATATATAGTGACTATTGAAAAGTCTGCTCAGCAAGTCTTGGCGATTCGTCGTAACTGGAGACCCGAAGATGCAACTAAAAAGAAACGTAATCACTTTGTTCACTATGGCTATATACCCGGCTTTGGCTTCTATTGCTTTGGTCTTATTCATCTTATCGGTGCATTTGCTAAATCAGGTACTTCCATTCTCCGCCAACTCGTTGACGCTGGATCACTTTCGAACTTGCCAGGTGGCTTTAAGACCCGTGGCCTGCGTGTTAAAGGAGACGACACCCCCATCGCCCCCGGTGAATTTAGGGATGTTGATGTGCCGTCCGGGTCGATCAGGGACAATATTGTTCCCTTGCCTTACAAAGAGCCCTCACTCGTACTCGCAGGTCTCTTAGACAAAATTATTGAAGAAGGTCGTCGCTTTGCATCCGCAGCGGATTTAAACATAAGCGACATGAGCGCCCAAGCTCCCGTAGGTACAACACTAGCAATTTTAGAACGTACCCTCAAAGTCATGTCCGCAGTACAAGCTCGCATCCACTACTCATTTAAGAAGGAGCTCTGTCTCCTGCGTGACATTATTCGTGATTACACCCCCGATGAGTATAGTTATGAGCCAGTTGAAGGCCCACGCCGTGCAAAACAAGCCGACTATGACAACGTTGATGTAATTCCAGTAAGTGACCCAAATGCCGCCACAATGGCACAGAAAGTTACTCAGTATCAAGCAGCACTACAATTAGCTCAAGGAGCACCACAGCTCTACAATCTTCCATACCTCCATCGACAGATGCTGGATGTATTAGGCATTAAGAACGCTAATAAGTTAGTTAAGCTGCCAGAAGACCAAAGACCCGAAGACCCTATCTCAGAAAACCAAAACATTCTGATGATGAAACCAGTCAAAGCGTTTTTGTATCAAGACCACCAAGCTCATATTGTTGTCCATCAGGCAGCAATGCAAGATCCAAAAATCATGAAGCTAGTAGGTCAAAACCCAAATGCACAAGCAATGCAGTCTGCAATGCAAGCCCATATTAATGAGCACATTGCGTACGAATACCGCAAGCAAATGGAAGAGCAAATGGGAGTTACTTTACCGTTCCACCCAGACGAGGAAGATGCAGACGAACGCACAATCCCAGAAGATATGGAAGTTCAAATTTCGCAACTCGCCGCTCAAGCTTCTCAAGTTCTCCTGCAAAGAGACAAGACTGAAATGGCTGCCCAGCAAGCACAACAAGCTGCGCAAGACCCTATTATTCAGATGCAAATGCAAGAACTTAAGATCAAGCAAATGGAAGTTGATATTAAGAACCGTAAGCTTGCCGCAGATGCTGCAGGTAAAGCTGACCAACTTGAACTTGAAAAGCAACGTATTGAATCACAAGAGAAGATTGCTGGTATGAACGCTACCCTTAAGGCCCAAAAAGACCAAATGGATCGTCTGGCTAAGCAAGAAGAAGCAGGAGCAAGACTAGGCGTTGACCTTGCCAAAACAAGACAACAAATAGATCACCAAAAAGACCAAGCCCATCAAAATAGGCAGTCTCAGCAGCAAAAATCACAAAAACCTCGGTGTACTTGTCTTCGTAGTATTTAACCAGATCTTGCTCGCCCTTCATGAATAACATTGCTTCACGCATAGCCCCATAGAATAGGACTGGGTCGTAGTTATCGCCAAGCCAGCTTGT